ATATTGTATTTTACCCCGAATTAATAGATTTTTATGAAAAAACATATTTAAAAGAACCACTAGAAAAAAGAGGAGCAGATCAAAATTTATGGGTTTGGGAATCACCAGATTATACTAGAGATTATATGGTTGTAGCTGATGTATCTAGAGGGGATGGAAAAGATTATTCTGCTTGTCATGTTATTGATGTATCAAATAATGTACAGGTTGCAGAATATAAAGGACAAATTGGTACTAAAGAATATGGTCACCTATTAGTTGGACTAGCAACGGAATATAATGAGGCTTTGTTAGTAATTGAGAATGCTAATATAGGTTGGGCTACAATACAAGTAGTAATAGATAGACAATACACAAATTTATACTACTCACAAAAAACAGAATCAAGCAATGTAAATTCATATTTTGATAAATATCAAGACCATTCAAAAATGGTTCCTGGGTTTACAATGTCATCAAGAACACGACCTATGACAATAGGTAAATTTCAAGAATATATTAGCGATAAAGGTGTAACAATTCAATCTAAAAGACTAGTTGAAGAAATGAAAACCTTTATATGGCGTAATGGAAGACCAGAAGCACAATCAGGATACAATGATGATTTAGTTATGGCTTTTAGTATAGCAATGTATATTCGAGATACAGCATTAAAATTTAGACAAAGAGGAATAGACATAACGAAAAGTTCGTTGAATAATATGTCAGTTAATAGAACACCATATCAAGGAAGTTATGGAGGAGCAGCAAAAGTTCGCAATCCTTATAACCTTGATACAGAACATGGCAAGGAGAACATTGATTGGCTCCTATAATTAATATTTATAACAATAACTATATACAAAATGGCTAATACAAGCATTTTTTCAAGATTACAAAGATTATTTTCAACTGATGTTGTAATAAGAAACGTTGGTGGAAACCAAGTAAAAACAATCGACTCAGGACATATTCAAGCAAGTGGGGAATATGCTACAAATTCACTAGTAGATAGATTTAATAGAGTTTATTCAACAGCCCCCTCATCATTATATGGAGCTCAATTTAATCTTAATTACCAATATTTAAGAACCCAGTTATATTCGGAATATGATTTAATGGATACAGATGCAATTATTGCTTCTGCCTTAGATATTATAGCTGATGAATCCACACTTAAAAATGATATGGGTGAGGTATTACAAATTAGAAGCTCAAATGAAGATATACAAAAAATATTATATAACTTATTTTATGATGTATTAAATATTGAGTTTAATGCTTGGATGTGGATTAGACAAATGTGTAAATATGGTGATTTTTTCTTAAAATTAGAAATAGCTGAAAAGTTTGGTGTTTACAATGTAATACCTTATACGGCTTACCATATTGAAAGAATGGAAGGGTTTAATCCTGATAACCCCGCAGAAGTAAAATATAGATGGAACCCAGATGGTTTTGCCGGAGGTTCTTATGGTTATTATAATGTGCCAAATATGAATAATAACCCTGATTTAGATCAAGGAGGTATTACTTATGATAATTACGAAATGGCTCACTTTAGAATGGTGGGTGATGTTAACTTCCTTCCTTACGGTAGATCATATATTGAACCAGCTAGAAAATTATTTAAACAATATACATTAATGGAAGATGCTATGTTAATTCATAGGATCGCTCGTGCACCAGAAAAAAGAGTATTTTATGTAAATGTTGGTTCTATACCACCAAATGAAATAGAAGCATTTATGGAAAAAACGATTTCAAACATGAAACGTACTCCAATGATGGATGAAAAAACAGGTGAGTATAATTTAAAATATAACATGCAAAACATGTTAGAAGATTTTTATATTCCTGTTCGTGGAAACGATAATGCAACTAAAATTGATACTACCCCAGGTTTATCATATGATGGTATTCAGGATGTTGAGTACTTAAGAGATAAATTATTTGCTGCACTTAAAATACCTAAAGCATTTTTAGGATATGATGAAAATACAGAAGGTAAAGCTACACTTGCAGCTGAAGATATTAGATTTGCTCGTACAATTGATAGAATACAAAGAATTATACTATCAGAATTTAATAAAATTGCATTAGTACACTTATATACTCAAGGTTATACAGATGAAACATTGACTAACTTTGAATTATCAATGACTACTCCTTCAATTATATTTGAACAAGAAAAAGTAGAATTATTAAAAGCAAAATCAGAATTAGCAGGTACATTGCTAGAACAAGGTTTAGTACCATCTGATTGGATTTATCATAATGTTTATCACTTTAGTGAAGACCAATACGATGAATACAGAGATTTAGTTAGAGAAGATGCTAAACGTAAATTTAGAGTTGATCAAATTAAAGCAGAAGGAAACGACCCAGTATCAACAGGTAAATCTTATGGCACACCTCATGATTTAGCATCATTATATGGTTTAGGTAGAACACAGTCCGACCCTGCAAATGTTCCCGAACCTGAAAAATATGCTGCTGACGAACCTAAAAAAGGAAGACCAGTTGATAGTATAAGTAAAAGAGGTAAACAAGATAGCAACTTTGGTAAGGATCCATTAGGAACAAAACGTATGAAAGATACAGATAAAAATGATGGTGATGGAAGACCTGGCCTTAGAGAACTTGAAAGTCCTAAAGTAACACTATTAAAAAACAAAAATCTCTTTAAAGAACTAAATAAGAAAAAATTAGTTTTTGAAGGTGATAAAGATGACAGTTCGTTACTTAATGAATCTCAACTAAAGTCCTAATATTTATAAATAAATATATTTTTTGATGAAAATAAAACACTCAAAATACAAAAATACTGGTATATTATTTGAATTACTAGTAAGACAAATAACAGCCGACACACTTAAAGGTACAGAATCACCAGCAATTGATTTGCTTAAAGAATACTTTGTGAAGACTGAATTAGGTCGTGAATATAAATTATACGAATCTATTGTTAAATCTAAAGTTTTAAACGAAGGTAGAGCTAATGTTTTTATATCTACTATTTTAGAAAATTCTAAAAAATTCAATAGAACAGCCTTAAAAAAGCAAAAGTACAACTTAATTAATGAGATTAAAAAACATTATAATTTAGAGTCTTTTTTCGGTTCTAAAATATCTAATTATAAACAAATAGCCGCTATTTATACTTTAATTGAAAGCTATAATGCTAAAGAATTAACTAATTTAGATCAAATCAATAATAATAAAATTACATTATTAGAGTTTTTAACTAAAACTGAAGCTAAAAAAGAAAATAAAGAAGATGTTTTAAAAGAATTTTCTACATACGATAAGGATTTAAGACAACTAACATATAGAGTTTTACTTGAAAAATTTAATGACAAGTATGATGAGTTAAGCAAAGAACAAAAAGAAATACTAAAAGAATTTATATACTCAGTAGATTCAACTCCTTCATTAAGAGAATTTTATAATAAAAAAGTAAATATATTAAAAGGTTTACTAAATGAAGAAGCAAATAATATAAAAGATAAAGCTACACAAATTAAAATAACAGAAGTAGCTAAATTGTTAACTGAATTAGATAAGTCTGATAAAATAGATAATGATAATTTAGTTGACTTGTTACAATATTACGAACTGGTAAAAGAAATACAAGTAGCAAATGGCGTACAAATATAAAATAAAAGAAAATATATCTTCAAGATTTATAAAAAAATACCTTTCAAGGGTTACACCTGAAGTTTTTTTAGATGTAGAAGATATAGAATCATATAGTGATAGAGATAAAGCCATACTTATATTCCTAGATGAACAACATGGAGTTACGATAAGTGATAAATTAGCAAAAGGTATTAAAGGTAAATCATCAGCTGATATAATTAAATACTTTAAGGATGAAGATTATGAGTATATGTCCTATGGTGTGATGAGAAAACAATTAGGTGTTCCTGCAGCTACAGGATTTACATGGGATGAATCAGGATCACCTGGAGATAATGGTGAATATTGGTACGCTTATAAAAATAGGGAAAGGGATTTAAATAAAATATGGAGTAAAAATTACCCAGAACTTAATATTCCTGAGTTTAATAAGGCCAATTATGACACAATATCTCTGGTAGCAAAAGAGTTAGATGATTACTATCGTGATATAGCAAGGGGGCAAAAAGGAATAGATTTAGAGGTTAGTTATGAAGAGTATGCTGATATGTGGGTTCAAGCCTTAAAAGGTAGAGATGATGTTAATGAAGTAGACCAAGCAGTAGGTGATGTTAAAATCAGTAATGGTGTTAAAACCCAGGTTACTAATATTGATAATCAAACTGGAGCTATAAGTTGGAGTGTTGAATACATTCCAAACTTTGAGCAA